TATTTTTAAATAGTATTTAAACCCCTTTATAGTAAATAAAATTGATTTAAAAATATCTTTTCTTATAAGATAAACAAAGAGTAATTATGTTAACTGACGAACTTATCAAAACTAAAAATAGCACCAGTAAAAAAAATAAAACTACGTTAAGTAGTTCCAATAAAACTGAACTATGGTCTCTCTTTGAAACCGCAGTTGTTAATCCAGACAAAAAAGACCCATTAGAATGTTTATATCGCACTATCGGCGGCAGAGAAAATTGTGAAATGTGCCAAGGCGCTTTAGCTTATTCCGATGAAGGATTTTTAACTTGCACCAATTCAAAGTGTGGCATCATATACAAGGACATGTTGGACCACTCTCCCGAATGGAGATATTACGGGGCTGACGACAACCAAAGTTCTGACCCAACTCGCTGTGGAATGCCAGTTAATCCACTTTTCGAAGAATCGTCGTTCGGTTGTAAGGTCTTATGCATGGGCAAATCTTCTTATGAAATGCGTAAAATACGCCGCTACACTGAATGGCAGACTATGCCCTATAGAGAAAAGGCTCGTTATGACGAGATGCAGCGAATTATGTTGATGGCGGCAAATGCTGGTATACCCAAAGTTATTGTAGACCAAGCCATATTATACCACAAAAAAATATCAGAACATGAGCAGACTTTTCGAGGCGATAACAAGGACGGATTAATCGCCGCCTCTATCTACATAGCATGTAGGATTAATAATTATCCAAGAACGGCCAAAGAAATTGCAACTATATTTCATCTGGATGTGACTAGTGCAACCCAAGGCTGTAAAAATGCACAAGTAATTATTAATCATTTAGAAAAAGATATGAATAACGATGAAAAGACCGCGTTCTGCAAAACGAAACCAGAGGCGTTTATTGAGCGTTATTGCAGCAAGCTTAATATTAATACGGAGCTAACAAAGCTGTGTCAATTCATAGCAATTAAAATAGAAAAGAAGGACATGATGCCGGAAAATACACCGCATTCGATTGCGGCGGGGGTCGTTTATTTCATCTCACAGCTATGCAAATTAAATGTTAGCAAAAAGGATGTGAAAATAATTAGTGAAATCAGCGAGGTTACAATTAATAAGATACATAAGAAGCTAGAATTGCTCCAAGATGAATTGGTTCCGGCAGTTATTTTAGAAAAATATAAATAACTTTCTTTGTATAATATAATATGTCTTTAAGTAATGGTGCAAAAATGGGTATAAGTTTTACCATTTTAGCTGTAGGAGTTCCAACACTTTATTATTTTTTAGTGCATAGAAGTGCTACCAATGATTATAAAAGTAGTAATAAAAATAATACAAGTCATGATAATGACACTGGATTTAATTATGAACCTGCTACTTCTCTTAATAATGTTCTAAATAATAGTAATAGTGATAGTGGTAAAAGGTATAGTTTTTCTCCCGATTTTTTTAAACAAGGAGGAAGAAAAAGTGTTAGACAAAGAAAAAGTGTTAGACAAAGAAAAAGTGTTAGACAAAGGTCTAAATAAAAAATAATATTCGTATTCGTAAAAGAATAATAATGGCGTTATAATTTATGTCTTTAAAGGTTGCTAAAGTTTTGCCACAAGTTATTTTTGTTGTCCCATATAGAAACAGACCTCAGCACAAATTCTTTTTTTCTAATTACATGACCTCTATTTTAAAAGGGTCTGAAATTGAATCAAGTTACGAAATATACTTTTCGCATCAATGTGATGCTCGTTCATTCAACCGAGGTGCAAGTAAAAACATCGGATTCCTCGCCATCAAAGAGAAATATCCCAATGATTATCAAAATATGACCTTTGTCTTCAATGACATTGATACCATTCCATTTAGCAATATTTTTGACTACCGAACTATTTCCGGAATAGTGAAGCACTTTTACGGCTTCAAGTATGCTCTCGGCGGAATCGTGGCCATAACAGGAAAAGACTTTGATAAAACGAACGGATTTCCGAACTTTTGGGGTTGGGGAATGGAAGACAACGTCTTGCAAAAACGCTGCGAAACAGCCGGTCTAATCATAAATAGGGACCAGTTCTATCCGATTGGCAGCCCAGATATCTTGCAGCTTTTTGACGGTGTTTCTCGGCTAATTAACAAGAAAGACCCTTGGCGAGCAACGCATGATAATGGAGTTGATGGATTAAAAACGATTCATAAACTAAATTATGAAATAGATGTCGAATCAAAGAATCCATTGGATAACATTCATACGGTTACTTCGGACAAAATATTTGTCATTAATATTAACACGTTTATGACTGGAACTCGTTTCGAAAATGACAACTATTTTCAATATGATTTGCGTGAGCCACCTAGAAAGATTATTAATCCGGACAAAATAAAGACAAATAAAATATCCACTACATTGGATGATTGGACAAATATTCCATTTTTTCCTACAGCGGCGAAGAAAAAGGAAATGATACAAGAATACGGACAGACAAAGGCAGAAGAAATCATTGAATACAGTTATCATAATTCGGTGGACCCTACCGTAGCCGTCATGCCTCCTCAAAATGTTTCCAAGCTTTTAGAGAAACAACCCGCTACTGCTGCATCTTTAATGCAAATACAACAATACAACCAATTGATGCAGCAATTTAATTCAAAAACGCGCATTATACCGCCGAATATTAATAAATTTTCCCCTGCATATTCACGCATTATAGCGGCGAAACCCAAGGCAAGTGCGTCTGCGAATATTCGATTAGGTGGGGTTTACTAAATCCACCTTTACCAATGCCTCTATGAGGCATTACAAATGTGGAGCCAAAATTTATAAATCCAAAAATCAAAAAAACAAAAATAAAATTGTAAAATATTAATATAAAAATATATCATTTATATTAATATTATGAAATCTCCAACATGTTTAAAGGATATAACTAACATATTCTACATAAATTTGGAGCACCGCGTCGATAGAAAGGAGCATGTGGAAGCCCAGCTTTTAAAAATTGGTCTTAAAAATTTTCAGAGATTCAACGCCGTCAAGATGGAAAATGGCGCCGTTGGTTGCAGTATGAGTCATCTTAAGATTTTACAGAAGGCATTGAAGGATGGCTTAGACCATGTTTTGATTGTGGAAGACGACATTGAGTTTTTGGATGCAGAGCTATTCAGAACCCAATTGGATAACTTTTTACAAAAGCAGAATTCTAGGAGCTGGGATGTCGTCTTACTTGCAGGCAATAATATGCCACCTTACCAAAAAGTGGATGAGACATGCGTTAAAGTGACCCGTTGTCAAACTACCACTGGCTACTTAGTAAATGGCCATTATATTGAAAAACTTATGAACAATGTAAAAATGGGGCTAACTAATTTAATACAGGAGCCAAAAAACCATCTAAAATATGCAATCGACATGCATTGGTTTGTGTTGCAAGAACTCGATAATTGGTTTCTAATTACACCGCTAACGGTAGTGCAACGGGAGGATTATAGTGACATTGAAAAGAGGGTTATTAATTACCAAAGCGCAATGACTGATTTAGATAAGACAGAAATAATAGAAAAGATTAGAGTGTATAAGGAAGAACAGCAAAGAAAGCAAGAAGAATATAATTCAATGATGGCTAAATTTAGAAGCAAGATGAATTTAATTTGATTTTAAATTTGGTCTATAAAATATTTGTTAGTATCAAGGGGTAACATATTCATTTTATAAAGATTGGTTAAATAATATCCGATTGCATAGTCTTCCAAATACTCGGTCTCAATCAATTCCTTCTTTTCTTCGACTAAGAATTGTATCGCATTTAATGATAAGAAATAAAACCGACCACTGCAATATTTGGTCGCTTTTACTAACAAATCTTTGGGCAGCTCTGCATGTATGCGATAATATTGGCTTTGATATGTCTGTTTTACGTCGACTATTTGGCCGCCATAATGAATCTTTTTATCGGGGTCTTCGTATTTCTTATCAAGTAATGAAATAATTGTCTCAAATATTTTAATGTTAGTTACTTGTTGGTCGTCATCTGTTTTAAAAATGTATTTGAATTGATATGTATTAAGAACCGCCTGATAAGCCTGTATTACTTTTTTGGGCAATGAATTATAGTCATCTTCGACCTTAACTAACAAAACGTTGTCATCTGTTAAAAATTGATAGTCATCTTCTAAATTAGGGTCACCTATAACATGGAAATAGAGAAGATTTGAAGGCAGATTTGGAATCCATGTCTTCTTTTGTTGTAGAGCTTTGTGACGATATTTGCGGCAATTAAAAATCAGAAGAATGTAGTCTTGTATAATTAGCATTTCAAAATATATTAAACTTTAATAAAAGTCTTTAAGTTCAAATTGGGCTTAATATATATTATTCAAAGAAGTATGGTCCTAAAGTTTCACCCAATCCGCCGGAAACAAATCTTTCAAATCATGATTCAACTTGGAACCAAACCATGTTGAAGGACAAACTACCGTTTTTTGCCGAGATATATTCAAATAGGCGCCCCACCAGCTAAACGTGCTATTTGCAATAATGTTGTGCCTGCATATGCTCATTAGTATGAGTTGCTCCCAATCTTCTAACAAAGGGTCCGCCCTTACAAATGATAGGTTCGGAAAATCTATTTTTAATGTCTCCATTATTGCATCTACATCTTCCAAATCTTGGTCTTCGCAAAAATAAAGCACCTTGGTTACTGTATTTGTTTCAGACAAATGATTCAAAGCGGCTCTATAATAATCTACTGTCAATATTACATAATGCTCAGGCAGTTTTTTATAATCGCCCAATCTGAAGTGCATCGAGACCGGTTGCTCATCATTAATTAGCTTCCTATATTTGTTAGTTAGTCTGACTTTATGGTCATCTATTTTTAATAAACGGTTTATTGTTTGAAAAACATCATCAAAATATCTGTAGCTCTGAAAGTAACCACTTAGCACTTTCATTTTATTTTTTTGACTGGGTAAGGGTAAAGGTAATGCTTCATAAGTAAAACCTTTTTCTTTGATTATTAATAAATTGTCTTTATTAATTAATTCTGGATGCAATAAAAATGGTTTCAGACTTGACAAAAAGGAGTCCCAATAGGTGTGTCTATCTGTAACCGAACTTTTTAAGTCGTATACATTTAAAAAAACAAATTTTTGATTCGATTGACTCGCATATGCAATCGTGGTATAAATTTGAAATAATTGGTTGCCTAGTCCGCCTTGTAATTTACACGTTAACATACTTAAATATAATGTAAGATATTATATTTAAATTATTTTTTATTATTTGTAATAGTCGTTTCTTAGCTCCTTGTGTTTATTTATATCTTTTATTGGATGGAAAACATGTGTTTCCAATTGTAAAACATCTGTTTCTTCATCGAAGTCTCGGCGATATATCACCTTTGTTAGTTCTTCAGGATTAAAATGAGATAATCCAAAATGTTTTGTAATTGTTGGAAAAAGCGCCTCTAAAAAGAACAAGGTTTTATATCTTTGAGCATACCATCGAATACCTTGTAGCAATTTATGTGACATTCTTGTTGCACACATCATGCCAGAGTAATGTGGATAAGCAAGTTTTATATCTATTTGTTCCCATAACCAAGGAAATTCGGTTGTATTGTTAGTTGTTTGAGATTTAAAATCGCAATTTGCAATCAAATCTGTTTTCGGATATTTTACATCTAAATTAGTTAACACCTTTTCTTTCAAAAAGAAAACGTCATCTTCTATAAACCATACTTGCTTATACATGTTAGGTATGATAACTGAAAAAAATAATAGAGCCTTATCCCAACCACTAATAAGTTTTTTAATTCCTATATAATTCACATTTTTGTATCCATATTTTAAACATAATTTTTCATCAAATTGAATAATGTTGAGCATTTTATATTTTTTTTGATAATATAACATATTTTTATTTGAATCAATAATAATATATATGTCATAACTAACAAATTTTGCTAGAAAATCTAGGTAAATTTCATTTGGTTCTTTGACTATTAATGCAATGGCTCTCTCTTTTAATATTGGTCTTAAATTGCGGTCCATTGTTAATATATTTATTATATTTTATTTATAGAATTATATGTTAAATAATCCTGATGTTTTTTACTTGTGCAATGCTCTTTTTTTCCTGATATTTGAATAATAGAACCACATTCACATGTAATTAATTCTTTATTTTTTTCTAATATTATTTCTTTATTTTGTTGATACCATAATTCTTTATTTAATTTAATTTTCTCTTTATTTTCCTCGGCATATTTTTTATTTTGTTCTATTATTTTCTCTTTATGTTCTTCATAATATTTTTTACCTTGTTCTTTATTTTGTTCAGCATGTGAATCATTATACTTCTTTTTATTTTCTGCTATTTTTTCTGCATTTTTTTCTCGATATAATTTTTGTTGTTGTTTTAATTTTTGTTTTTTAGATTCTTCTTGTTCTATAATTACTTGTTCTACAATAATTGGTGGGTTTAAAAAATCTAAATGAACTTTACTTTTTAAATGTCTATTTTTATTTCCAAATGTATATTGATTACCGCATTCACAATTAATAATTTGCGATTGTTTTTCTTTAAGAGTTTCCTTGTTTTTCTCTCTCCATTCCTTATTTTTAATTGCGGCATATTCTTTATGTGTCTCTCGATATATCTTTTTTTGTTCTGAAATCTCTTCTTTATTTGCTTCAGCATATTCTTTTTGATATAATTGAATTTGTTCTTTATTTATCTCTGCATATTCTTTTTGATATTCCAACTTTTTATCTTTATTTTCTTCGTAATTCTTTTTATTTTTCTCTAAAATATGCTCTTTGTATTCTTCATACCATCCCTGTTTTTGACAAACTTTTTCTTCATTTGTTGTAAAAGGTAGTATCATATTTAAAGTCGCATTTAAATTTTCTATCCAATATCTTTCTCTGGCTTCAGCTTCTCTTCTATTTTTACAGTTATATTCTTCAATTTGTATCATTGACCAATTATTCCAATCTCCATTATCTCTAATGAATTGATATATTTTTGAATTATTGATTTCATTATTACATGTTGTTTTATGTTGATTTTTTCTTTGTATAAAATTTGTCGTATGACCTACATATGTCTCTTTGATATTTGCATCTTTACAACAAATCTTATACATAATTGTTTTTGAGTAATCCAGTTGACATTTTGGCATTATTATATATATATATATGTAATAATGTCTTTAAGTTATAATCTTATAGAATCTTATAGAAATATTACCGTGTCAAATAATTAAAAATCTTCATTTAGTTCAAATGCAATATCCACGTTACTTTTATTTGCTAGGGCATATTCGCCTAGCCGTTTCTCGAAGAAATTACATTTAGACTCTAAACTTATGGTTTCCATAAAGTCACATGGATTTATAACATTGTATATCTTATCATACCCCAATTGGACACACAATCTGTCTGCCACAAATTGGATATATTGCGTCATCATCGGACTATTCATTCCTATTAATCTGCACGGCAATGCCTCACAAATAAACTCCGTTTCTATTTCAACCGCCTCTTTAATTATCTCATGGATTCTCGCCTTATTCATTTTTTTCACCAATTTGCTGTAAAGTAAAATCGCAAACTCACAATGCAGCGCTTCATCTCGTGAAATGAGCTCATTCGAAAATGTAAGTCCGGGCATTAGACCGCGCTTCTTTAACCAGAAGATGCTGCAAAAGGCGCCGCTAAAAAAGATACCCTCTACGCACGCAAAGGCGACAAGACGCGTCGCAAAACTACTGCGATTATCATGTATCCATTTTTGCGCCCAATCCGACTTCTTCTTGATGCATGGAAAATTTTCTATTGCATTGAACAGCTTATCTTTTTCTATACTGTCTTTGATATACGTGTCAATTAATATACTATAGGATTCGCTATGGATATTTTCCATCGCTATTTGAAATCCGTAAAATGCTCTTATCTCCGACACCTGCACATCGCTCATAAATCGTTGCGCCAGATTCTCCAAAACGATACCATCCGACGCCGCGAAAAATGCCAAAATCATCGAAATATAGTAACGTTCATCAAAAGTGAGACCATCCCAGTCAGACAAATCCTTCGACAAATCGATTTCTTCTGCTCGCCAAAAACAGTCCACTTGTTTTTTATACATTTGCCACACATCATCGTAACGAATTGGAAACATGACAAACCTATTATCGTCAGGCGCAAGCAATGGTTCAATATTATTCTTAGACATCCTAAATAATATATATCAAAGATTTTAATATTTTTTATAATATTAATATTAATTTTTGTTTTTTGTTTTTGTTTTTTG